GGCTTAACGCTTGTTGTCATGGGAGCGCCGCCGGGAGTAGTCGCTTGGTAAGCCGGACGCGGCGCGGAAGGTTTGTTGCCGGCAACCAGCGGAGTTTTGCCACCCATGAGGCTGCCCACAAACTTGGCCCCAGGACTATTTGCAACAGCGCTGCCATAACTCGAAATGGCATTCCCGGCACTGCGCAAATTCTGGCCGGGGACATTAACAACATCGGCCATTGTTGGCACATTGTCACCTTGCTGCAGGTTCCGGATGTTTGCTTGCTGGTTCGGGGCAAGCGGGCGCGATTGCTTCGCCACGCTTTCATTAAAACTGGCAATCGCCGCCGCCGCGTTAGGATCAGTTGGAGTGGCGGCCATTGTGGCGCGCGGCGCTTGTGTTATCTGCGGCGGCTTGAATGTCGGCGAAACGAAATCAGGAACGGAGGGCGCGGGCGTTGCCGCCGCCATGGCTTTTGTGGTCTGCATGGCACCGACCGGCGTTCCGGCTTGCTGCGGCATTTGTGGTGTCATTCGGCCGGCATTTTGAGCTTGAGCAATCCCTGCCATAGACCTTGCCTGTTCCAAATTTTTTGCGCCGCGCGTGTTGTCGTATCCAGCTTGCCCGCGCGGACCAGCCGCCATTGCAATCCCTCGCTTACCGTCTTCTTGGCGGACTTCGGCGTAATTTAATTTTACGCCATCCCGAATGGCGCGCACTTGCAAGTCAGCCATCCGCTTTCTCGGGTCTGCCATGTCTGCCTGCCTTTTTTTGTCGGCGGCTTGCTGCGCCACAGCCGCATCCCGAACCGGCTTCAGCCTGTCATTCACTCGCTGCTGTTGCGCGGTTTGTCGGTCTTGAAAATCTTTTGCCCGCGCCTCTCTGGCCTCGCGCACTTCCGGCCTTTCATCGGCTTTCCCTTGATTCCAAAAATCCGCGCGCCGCTGCGCCTCTGCGCCATCATCTTTTACCTTTCCGCTCAAATCTCGACGCACTTTTTTTGAAGCATTCTCTTGTCGCAATTTACGCTTATAGCTTTCTGGCAGCTTTGCCTGGACAGCCAGCGTTTGCATTTTCTTGTATTCGTTCTCAATCGCCCTGTCCTCCTCGCTCATTGCCGCAAATGCGGCGGCGGATTGCGCCAAGCCTTGCGCCGTGGATTCCCGATATTTCATGGCCTCTTCCGATGCCGACCCCGATGGCGAACCGGCAACCGGCCCTTGTGGGCGATAATTGGCTTCGTCTGCTTGGAGGTCTGCAAAATCCTCCGATGAACTATTGAGTGTGAATTGGGACATGGCGGGCAGGTGGGTTGCTGCGCAACTAATCCCGCCGACTCACGCTGTCAAGCTGTTTTTCGCTGTCACCACTTCATCGCCAGTCCACCGCCCTCCCGATCGCCTGCCAACACCAACTCGACATCCCTCGGCAGCACTCGCGCCCGCACCGCCATCGCATACTCGGTTGCACTCCCCAAATTATACAGCCCGATCGCCGCCGACATCACATCGTCGTCGTGCCCGCTCCCGGCTTCCATCCGCCCGCCCTTGTCCACAAAATCCGCCAACTCCGCAGCCATGTGCGGACACCGGATTTCCACCTCCTTGTTCCTCAACATCTCGTGCATCGACCAAATGATCGTCGCTCGAACCCCCTTGTATTCCGCGCTGTCTGTGGTCCTCCACCCATCCCACGCCCGCTCGGTCCCGCTGTGCGGATCGCGCTCCCGCCGTTGCCAAATCGGGGGACACGGCCCGCCGTCCATCATCCGCAGCGCTGTGATGAATGCCATGCCGGAGTTGTTCATTTCGGGGATGACCATGCAATTTCCGTAATACCACGAAAGCGCCCGCACCAGCCTCGCGAACGGGATCATCGGCATTCGGTTCGGTGGCCTCACCCGTGCGGCCAGCTTCACCGGCCACATGACTCCGTTCTCGTCCAAATACTGGTCCCGCCACACAAGCGCCGAGTGTGCATCCGGGTTGTCGCCCTTCGTTTGGTCTGCCCCTTCCGCCAAATCCACCGAGAGCAAATACCGGCACCCGATCTTTGGCTGCTCCCACCGCCACACCGTTGCCGCGTCCATCGTCGTCGGCCTCCATGTCGCCCGCCCGTCCTGGTCGTTGACATCCCCGTGGTCCGGCGCTTGCCGGCAAAGCAACTGGATATGCGTCAACCCATCCTCGTCAAACACCTGTCGCCCGCTTGCCAAGAAGCACGATTTCGGGTCTGCCGGATGTTCTTCGTCAAAGATTCGCACGCTCCCTCGGCACTTGGTCTTGATCGTCAACCGCCGCCATGCCAACTGTTCCCACACATCCCCCTCCGTCACTTCTGTCCCGAGCCGTTGCCCTTGCGGTCCTGTGTTCCCATACAAGTCGATCAACTTCTGCTCGCCCCGATACCACGATTCCGCATCCAGGCTGTCGCGGATCTCCCGCTTCTCGCTGTCGGTCAAACGCACCACGCTCTCGTCGAATTCATACCAGGCCGCGAACACCCTCACGAACAGCCGGTCCCGCAATCCCCCCGGTGGCTGGTCGGGACACACGGCCTCCCATTGTTTCCAATACTGCGCCCCCTTCGGACACTCGTCCGCCGTGGGCCACCTTGCCGCCTCCCATGTCTGTGCGAACGGCTCGCCCGCCCCGAACGGCGTCGATTCCCAAAAGACCGTGTTGAATCCCGAATCCGGCACCGCGTTCATGCTCGCGTCCATCGCCTCCTCGGGCGCTTCCCAATGGGCGACTTCAGTCCCATGCACGAACTGCGGCGTCATGCCGCGCGCAGTGGCCTTCCCTCTCGCAGTGGCCTGCAACAACAGCGATCCGTGGGGAAACCGCATCCTCTCGCTCGTTGCCTCGGGCTTCGATCCCCATTGAACCTTGAACCCGTCGTGGTCCGCGAAGTTCTGCATCATGCGGTAAACGACATCCGCCGTTTCCAGCTTGTCGCCGATGACTACGCCTTGGTGCGCGAAGTTCTGCAACTGCGAGTAATGGATCGCTGCGACCATCGTTGAAAATCCTCGCTTCCGGGGCTTCAGCCCGATCGCCCGAAGGGGCTTCTGTTCCAAGAGCCGCTGCACATACAGCGCGTTGATCCGCCGCTGCAGCACATTCATTTTGGGCCGCACCTGGCGCCCGCTCGTGTCCCTGATGCGCCCATAGGTCTCGAACCACGCGCCGGGGTTCGTTCGCACTATCTCGGTGAGGTCCATGGTCCGGCAGGCTATGTTGTCGGCGGTTCGCTGTCAACCGGCACGCTCATCTTGAGTAGCTTGTGCGCCGTGCCAAGGCTGCACCCGAGCTTCCGCGCCAAGTCGGCGATTGTCCCTTCGTGGGTCTCGATGGTGGCGATCTCCTCGGGCGTCCACTGGCGGGCCTTCCGCCCGAGCTTGCTCCCCCGCGCCACCGCTGCCACCAGCCCGGCCTTCGTGCGCTCCCGGATGATGCCTCGCTCGAACTCCGCCACGGCCATGAGCACATGCATCTGCAAGCGCCCTGCCGGATTCTGCTCGGTCGTGTCGATGCCCTGCGTCGTGGCCACCAGCGCGACCCTGTGCGTCTCCATCTCGGCGATGAGTTGCGCCAGGTGCGGTAGGCTCCGGCCCAGCCGGTCGAGCTTCACCACCACCACGGCGTCGAATTTGTGTTTGCGGACGCCGCGCATGAGCATGTCCAGCCCGATGCGCGCCGTCTTCGCCCCGCTGATGACATCGCGAAACTCTGTGATGCTGTCCCATCCCCTCCGGCGGCAGTATTCGAGGAGTTCAAGCCGCTGCGGCTCCGTGGTTTGGTCATCGGTGGACACTCGATAGTAGAGAGCGACCCTCATTTTCCGACCTCCTGCGCGGCGATTAAACGCGTTTCGCTGCAGCGTCCGGTATGGAACCCCTCGGGCGCCACAAAAACGCGCTGCGCGGCCTCCTGCGCGCGGCGCTGGGCAAATTTGGCGAACCACCTCTCCAGCTTTCCGGCTTTGGCGTTGTGATGCTCAACTTCAAGCCGCGCCAATTCCATGGCGGCAGCGTCGTAGGCGGGCTGGAAACGAACCCGATCGGCTTCAAACATGTTCATGATTTTCGTGAGGCTGTGAAGCCGACCGACGAGTTCCTTGCGGGTCTTCGTGTAGGTTTTCATCACGCGGCCCTCCTTTCGAGGCGGACCAGTTCGCCCTTGGGGTCGTGTGCCAGGTCGAACTCGAAGCCCAGCCGCCGCAGGGCGTTCATGTCGCGAAGGGTGAGGGTTTTCCTGCCGGTGAGGTCCGCGATGGCCTCGGCCAGTGGTCCGGTGGCGTAGAGCGCCGTGGTGCCGTAGTTGTTCCGCTCGTAGAGCGTGATGGTGGTTTTCGTTTTCACACTTGGCTGTATGCGGCAGCCATCCCCCGGTAAACGGGTATTTTCAAAAAACGACCGATTGTTGATTGTCATTCTTCGGCGGGCGTTTCCCTCGTGATCTCGGCTTCGATTTCGATGGGGGATTTTTGAACATCCAGATTCATGCCCATGCCGGCCAGCATCCGCCGCGCCTCGGGCGATTGCTTCAAGCGATCAAGGACGGTCTCAAAGCTCTCAAAGGTGCCGGTGACGGAGATTTCACGCTTTACCGGCGTTCCCTCAACATAGGCCAGTTCGAGCGTCACCGCTGCAAGCCTGGTCTTGTGGTCGGGCACCTCGATCATCGTCCGGCTTGCGGGATCGAAAACGCGGTGGGTGGCGTTTTTGGCGTCCTCGATGACTTGGGCGTTTTTGTCGGCGGCGTTCTCCTTGATGCAATCGGCCAAGCGGCGAACGGCTCGGACCACGGGCCGGATCGACGGCTCCTTTTTCCGAAGCTCGGCCAGTTTTGCGCCGAATTCCTCGGGCGTTGCCTTTTCGCGCGCGAGTTGGCCTGGCCCGGAGTTTTTTTGGGTCTCTGGCGGATTCGGCAAATTTCGAGACAAAGGTTCGGGAGAATTTTCCGGAATTATTTTTTTTAGGTTTTGGAGGCTCATTTTAATTTTGGGATTTGGTTTACTCCGGTTCGCGCAGTGGAGTGGGGTCGCAAAAAATTTACGCACTCCGTTCACTCCACTTGGCCCCTATGTAATAGGGCCAGTGGAGTGGAGTAAATTTTGCTACTCCACCACCGCTGGACTCCACTGGGTTTTTGTCTGTGGAGTGTTTTTCAGAAATGGAGCGTTTATTGGTTTTATGCGGCATGGTTTTTATTCTTTTTTCGCAAATTGATAAGGTCGCGGACAGGTGGCCATATATCCATCACGCCAAGGCGCAGGATTTGCCCGTTGTAGGCATCGGCGCACCAGCATTCAGGTTGGTAGTCGATGCGGCACAGCCAATCCTCGCCGTCTTGGGCGATAATCTCGCAGGGGGCCATGTAATGGTAACTCAAGTCCCCGTGGGTTTCGTTTCGCACGATGCAGTTGTTGACTTGGCACCGGCCTCCAATTTTTGGCCCCTCCCAATCCCAGCAAAGTTTCCACATCCGGCAATGTTCGTGCGCGGGGTCTTTGGGCGGCGGGGCGAATAGATCGAGTTGGATGTTCATGCGGCCTCCTCCATGTCCTCCTCGGCATCGATTCGCCGCGTTTCGCTGACAAACCAATCATGCGCTTGGGCGAATGCCAGGGCAAATCCCTCCGGCGTGGCGCTGCGTGCCGCCTTGGTCTTCTCGCTCTTGCCGCCGAGGCGCTGTGTCCAGCTTCCCTGCTTCGCGGCCCGTATCGGCTCAATGCGGCGCTTGGCGGCGGCAAGGCCATCGCGGTTGAAATCGCCCCAAAGGAGAGTTTTCTTGGTGTAAAGGTTGAACCGCTTGATGTCCTCGATGTCTTGGTTCGTGAGCGCCTCCATCGGCGTGGCGCGGAGCCGGTCGATCGTGGCCTCGTCCTCCGGCGTCACAATGTGGCCGGCGTAGTCTGCCGGATCGAAGGCGAATGCCTGGCCGAGTTGCGGCACGAGCTTGTGGATGCGGCCCACGGGGTTTTCCAGCACCCACCAATCCGGCTTGAAAAATTCCACGGTGCGTAGGGTCTGGTAAACCAGTTCGACGCTGGCCTGTGTGCGGCCATCTTGGTCTTTTTCCCTCCACTTCCACGCGCCGCTGTTGGTGAAGTCCGTGCAAGGCGGGGCAGCGATGATCGCGTCCACCCACTCGATGCCGAGTTCCTCGATGAGAAACTCGCAACTGAAATTGCGAACATCGCCGAGTTCGCCCTCGTTCTTGATGTCGAGAGCGATGACTTCGTGTCCGGCCTCAGCGAATGGGCGCGCCCAATTTCCCGTGTGGTCGAAAAGGCTCAGGATGACTTTAGGTATCATAATACTCCCGAATTCGGGCCTCCAGTTTTGCGTATCGCTTGGGGGCGAGTTTCGCGCCTTCTAAATAACCAAGCCTCGTTCCAAAACGCGTGCGGCTTAAACTGTAAACCCAATCGTGACCATGCGCGGTGTTCTGGAAATAGTATTCCCGCTGGGCAATTAACCCCTTTTTGGCAGCCTTTCGCTCGGCAACCTTTCGGGCCGCTTGCTCGTAATCGTGTAACTCAATCCTGAATTTTGCGCGATCGACGCGGTGTTGATTCAATTCTGGTTGCTCGGGGTAAGCGTCCAGATTGATTTTAGCGCCGTTGGGATGAGTCCACCATTCTTCTTCATATCCCGGCCCGTAGGTGTAAGTGCTGCTGTGAGCAAATTTGAGCGCCTTCAATTCAGCACGGAGTTCGGCGAGCGTTTTCATAGTCCGGCCTCCTCGATGATTTGCCGCGCGGCCTTGTGGTAGTGCCGCCCAGGCAGTGTCAGAATTTCTTTTTCCGGATTTCTGACCCATTTCGTTTTCTTGTTAATTGTAGCATCTGGACGGATGCGCTGGGCGTAGGTGCTGCCGTTGTGCGTGTGTATTTTCACGCGCCACCAATTTCCCGCGCCATTGACATACATGAAAAACATGTGGGTCTGCCCGCCCTTGAGCCATTTAACACCGTGCTGGGGCTTGACTGCTTGGGGTGGATTTGGTGCCGGTGCCGGTAGTGTCGGCTTTGGCAATTCTGGCGCTTGGACTTGCTCGATCTCCGCCAAAAGCAAAAGCGCTTCATCGCAGGCCGGTAGGTATTCCCAGCCCTGTTCCTCGGCTATGATTGCTGCGTCAAGTTCGGTGATCATTTGGCCTTCTCCAGCATTCGGGTTTCAATAATTTGGTTCGGGATGATCGGCAGCCCGATGTTAATCGGAGCGATCTTGACTCTTCCGCCATCCTCATCCTCGA